ATCTACTACGACTCCATATCGGGCACCACGTTGTCTAGTTGCGCTCGGGGCCAGAACGGCACCACCGCAGCCTCGCATACCGCGGGCGACTCCGTGTATGTACAGAACTTGCCCCGTATAACTGTCTGGCCAGTGCCAGACGACACGACCACCTATCAGTTTGTGTACTGGCGCATGCGCCGTATTGACGATGCTGGCAGCGGCGCAAACACCATGGATGTGCCGTTTAGATTCATCCCCTGCATGGTTGCGGGCTTGGCCTACTACTTGGCACTCAAAGTGCCAAACGGAACACAGCGGTTAGATGTCCTAAAAGCTCAATACGATGAGGCTTGGGAGCTAGCAGCTACTGAAGATAGAGAGACTGCGGCTTTGAGATTCGTGCCTAGGCAAATGTTTATCGGGACCTCATAATGGGCAATAGGTTTACGTCCGGCAAACGGGCGATTGCCATGTGTGACCGCTGCGGGCAGCAATTCTTATTGAAACGGCTGAAGACTGAAGTTATCAAGCAGCGGAAGTATGATTTGTTGGTGTGCCCCGAATGTTGGGACCCAGACCAGCCGCAGTTGATGCTTGGTACGTTTCCGGTGGATGACCCGCAGGCGGTGCGCAATCCACGCAAAGATACTACGTATGTGGTGTCGGGCGTAAATGCTGATGGGTATTCTGCCGGGGGGTCTCGGGACATCCAGTGGGGTTGGAATCCAATCGGCGGGTCTAGTTTTTTCGATGTGGCTTTAACGCCCAACTACTTGGTTGGAACCACAAGTGTTGGTACAGTAACGGTATCGGTTTCATAGGAGTCCATGATGGCTAAAGAAGGTATGAAAAGTGATGTGGCGCAAGACAAGGCCATGATTAAAAAAGCGTTCAAGCAGCATGACGCGCAAGAACACAAAGGCGGCAAGGGCACAATGCTCAAGCTCAAAAAAGGTGGGCCTACGTCGGAAGACCGTATGCGCCTCGGTCGCGGTCTGTCGCGTGCAGCTAACCAGAAAACGGGGTGAACCATGGCATACAGTATGAAAAAAGGCGGCAAAGAAGTTGGTCCGGCCAGCGTCTACGCTCAACCACACACGATGGATGGCAAGGCTATGAAGATTGCTTCGAGCCCCGGCAAAGAACCTAACCGCAGCAATTTGGACACGTCGGACATTAGCGTGGGCCAGTACAGCAAATCTGCTGGTAATGAGCCCGTTAAAACGACCGGCATCAAAATCCGCGGTACCGGCTGTGCTACCAAAGGTGTGATGGCACGAGGCCCAATGGCATGAACTACACCGAACTGAAGGCCAACATTGCGGACATCTGTGAAAACACGTTCACAGCAGATGAGTACGCGATGTTTACCAAGCAGACTGAACAGCGTGTCTATAACACTGTTCAGCTAGCTAACCTTCGGAAAAATGTGACCGGAACTATCACTTCTGGAAACAAGTATTTGTCGTGCCCGGATGACTTCTTGTCCACGTATTCGTTAGCGGTTTTTTCAGGTACAGGCCCGTACTCGTACCTTATTAACAAGGACGTGAACTTCATCCGAGAGGCGTACCCAACGCCCACTGATACTGGAACTCCTAAGTACTACGCAATATTTGGTCCTCAGTCCGCAGCCGTTACTGAGCTTTCCTACATTCTGGGGCCAACACCGGACGCAACCTACTCTGTAGAACTGCACTACTACTATTACCCCGAGTCCATCGTTACCGCGGGCACGACTTGGTTAGGCGATAACTTTGACTCTGTACTACTAAATGGTGCGTTGGTCGAGGCCATCCGGTTTATGAAGGGCGAGCAAGACTTGGTCAAGTTGTACCAAGATATGTACGTACAGTCGATCACGCTGCTTAAAAATCTGGGCGATGGCAAGCAACGCATGGATGCGTATCGTGATGGCCAAGTTAGGGTGGCTGTATCGTGAGCATCGTCCAGACACAGACCACCAGCTTCAAGAAGGAGTTGTATCAGGCCGTCCACAACTTGGCTACAGATACCCTCAAGATTGCGTTGTACACCGGCAACGCCAACTTGAACGCGGACACGGCTGTATATACAACAACCAACGAAGTTGTAGCGTCTGGCTATACAGCGGGCGGGAATACCCTGACTGGAGTGGCTATCAGTTCTTCGGGTTACACGGCTTATGTGAACTGGGCCAACACGTCTTGGACAGCAGCAATCACGGCCCGGTGCGCTTTGATTTACAACGTGACGCAAGGCAACAAATCCATTGCAGTGATTGACTTCGGGGCAGACAAAACCTCGACCACAACCTTTACAATTACCATGCCTGCTAACACTTCCACTACTGCACTTATCAGGAGTTCAAATTGATTGTCACTACTACCAAAGGCGACATGGATAATTCCCTGCTGGAACACCGTACCGGCACGGTTGACAACGACAACGAAGCGACTACGTGGACGGAATACTGGCTGGATGGTGAGTTGGTTCATCGGTCAGTGCATGTGACGCTGAAGAAAATGCCCGCATTTGGCGGTGAAACCGGTACTTTTTAAGGACTAATCATGGCAAATACCGCCTCTATGTGCACCTCCTTCATGGGGGAGTTAATGACCGGGACGCACAATTTTGGTGTGGCTCCTATCCGTGCAGCTACCACTGCCGACACGTTCAAAGCCGCGCTGTATTTCAGTTCGGCAACCATCAGCGCCGCCACCACCGCGTACTCCACCACTGGTGAAGTTACCAATACGTCCGGTACGGGCTACACGGCTGGCGGTGTCACGGTGACCAACGGCACGGCCCCAATCGCTACGAACAGTTCGGCGACCGCCGGTGTGGCGTACTGGACTCCCACGGCAAGCTTCTCTTGGACTGCACTGACGGTCACCACGGCGTTCAACGCGGTTTTGATTTACAACTCCACGCAGAGCAACAAGGCTGTGGCTGTTTACACGTTTGGCGACCAGACAATCACGGCGGGCACATTTACACTGACCATGCCTTCCAACACTACGACTACTGGCTTGCTGCGGCTGGCTACGACGTAAGGATAGCCCGTGTCTCTCGGTTGGGGCTACCAAACTTGGGGCGCTAACGGCTGGGGCGGTACTCTTCAAGCAACAGGGGATGCCGCCTCGGGGGCCGTGGGAACGGCGACTCCGGGTATTACGATTGCTCTGACCGGTAAGTCAGCCACAGGTTCGGTAGGCACAGTCTCTCCAAGTCAGTCCGCAGCGTTAACTGGAGATGCGGCAAGCGGGTTTGTAGGTACGGTTGGGCCGGTCATCACGATTGCGTTGAGTGGAGTTGCGGCTTCAGGCGCGGTTGGCACGGTTACCCAAAGCAAGTCCTTTGCCCTGACAGGCGATGCGGCTACGGGCAGCGTAGGAACGCTGGGTGTTACTAGAACGGCGGCTCTGAGCGGTGATGTGGCGGCGGGTGAGATAGGAACCCTAACAAGGGATGCCTCGTTTGCTTTGAGCGGCAATGCAGCCAGCGGGGCAGTTGGCACGGTTGCGGTTACCAATGCAGAAGCTTTGGCTGGTGTTGAAGCTGTCGGAGCTTTGGGTCAGGTCATCGTCCCATTGTTGCCAGATACGGCAGTTGGGTCTATTGGTACGGTTGGGCCTGCGACAGTGATTGCTCTGTCTGGCAACGCAGCCAGCGGCGCGGTTGGTACGGTTGGTATAGGGCCAAGAAGCTTTGCTCTGACAGGCAATTATGCTCAGGGAGACATCGGTGTTGTTATCGCTGTCTACTGGAAGTTGATTGATGACATGCAGACTGCAAACTGGCAAAATATAGGTAATTCGCAAACGGCAAACTGGGGCACAATAAGCAATACCCAGACCGCTGATTGGACGGAAATAGTAACTTGAGGTAACACATGACTACAGCATATACATCCCTACTTGGTCTGGCACTTCCAGTCACGGGAGAACTGTCCGGTACTTGGGGCGATACGGTCAACAACTCCATCACCTCGTTGCTGGACTCTGCCATTGCAGGCACGACCACAATCAGTTCCGATGCTGACGTAACCCTAACAACGACTACTGGGGCTGCTAATACTTCCCGCGAAGCAATCCTACTCTGGACAGCGGGAGGCACGGTAACTCGCACCATCACAGCCCCAGCGCAATCTAAGGTCTACGTTGTTATCAATGCAAGCTCCAGTACCCAGAGCATCAAGCTGGTAGGCGTTGGCCCCACCACCGGGGTGACCATCATCAAGGGCGAGTCGGCAGTCTGCGCTTGGAACGGCTCCGACTTCGTTAAGGTGTCCAACATCTCCGGTGCTGGCACGTTCTCCTCCATCACCAACACCGGCCTGACATCGGGCCGTGTGGTCTATTCCACCACCGGCGGGCTTGAGACCGACTCCGCTAACTTGCTGTACTCAGGTACTGACCTAACCGTCTACGGACTCACCGTAGGCCGAGGCGCTGGTGCGGGGGGCAACAACACAGCATTGGGAAACGCTGCGTTAGCAGTTAATTCAACCGGTGACAACATTACAGCTATTGGTTTTCAAGCGCTCAATGCGAACACTACCGGTGGTCAGAACACTGCTGTTGGGTATCAGGCAGCGTATACAAATACCACGGGCGCTGGCAACACGGCAATAGGTAACAGCGCACTTAAACTTAACCTCACGGGGGCGCAAATAACAGCTATTGGCAGTAATGCTTTGGCTGCTGTTACGGGTGGGCAAAATACCGCTGTAGGCTCTCAAGCAGCAAGAGCGTTGACTACTGGAAATTTCAACCTTGCTGTCGGTGACTATTCACTTCTTGTTGCTACAACCGGAAGCGCAAACTCCGCTATTGGTTCACAGGCTTTAGCTGCAACCACTACAGGGCAGTACAACACGGGAGTTGGTGCTTACGCCCTCCAAGCAAACACCACCGCCAGCAACAACACCGCTGTAGGTTATCAGGCTGCTTACTCTAGTACCACAAACGGCGATAACACCGCTGTCGGGTATTTTGCACTTAAATTAAACACTGCTTCTGCAAATGCTGCATTTGCTGCATACGCTTTGCGGGACAATACCACTGGAAATCAAAATACCGCACTTGGCTACCAAGCATTGGTGTTTAACACTACTGGCTCCAATAACACAAGCGTTGGTTTTGCTGCTATGGGCAATGCCAACACCACAGGTGGCAGCAATACTGCTATTGGTACGCAATCTCTTTACAACAACACCACCGCCAGTAGCAACACCGCCGTAGGAGCTTTAGCAGCTTTTACTAACGTCACAGGTTCTGGTGTAACTGCAATAGGTTATCAGGCGCTGTATAACGCAAACGTAGGATCGGTTTCAGCATTCGGCTACCGCGCTGGCTACAGCCTTACTTCTGGTGACACCAATTTGTTTGTAGGAAACGATGCTGGGTACGGGGTCACTACTGCAACTGCCTGTACCTATGTTGGCCCATTTGCAGGACCAGACACAGCCACAACAAGCACTGGTGGTAGAAACACTGGTGTTGGGTACTCCACGTTCAGTAAAACAACTACTGGAAGCCGAAGCACGGGAGTTGGCGCGACGGCTTTGACCGCAAACACCACTGGCAGCAATAACGCGGCCTTTGGTGACGAGGCGCTCACCTCCAACACGACCGGGTCAGCGAATGCAGCTTTTGGTATGCAGTCCCTTCGCTCCAACACCACTGCTGGGGATAACACCGCCGTAGGGTATCAGGCTGCGTACACAAACACCACTGGCGCGTCTAACGTCGCAATGGGTCGCCAAGCCCTCTACTCCAACACTACCGCCAGCAACAACACTGCTGTGGGGTATCAGGCTGCTTACAGCAATACCATGGGAACATTGACAGCCATAGGGCGCGTTGCGCTTTATTCAAACACAACTGGCGCAAATAACACTGCTTTGGGTAATGCTGCGGCGTATAGCAACACGACAGGCGCACAAAATGTTGCGATTGGTGGGTCTGCTTTATATGGAAACTCAACTGGTTCTAATAATATAGCAATAGGATATACCGCGCTTAACGCTAATACCGCAGATAACAACACGGCTGTGGGATATACGGCTGCGTACACAAACACAACGGGAACATCCATAGTTGCTATTGGGCAAGCGGCGCTATATGCAAATACTACTGGTGGCGAACACACTGCTGTTGGAGCCACTGCTTTGACGGCAAACACAAATGGCGCTGCAAATACAGGCGTTGGTAATGGGGCATTGAGCAGCAATACCACCGGAAACTCCAATACAGCCCTTGGCGCTGCGCGTAGTGGAACGCATGGTGGTGTACTGCAACTCAATACTACTGGTTCACAAAACGTGGGTATAGGCGCAGGAGCAGGGTTTAGCAACAACACTGGTACTGATAACGTCTATGTTGGTTTCACCGCAGGCTATGGTTCTGGAACAGC